TGGAAAGATTCAGATACTAAACTTAAGAAAGTAGTTACCGCACTTACAGTACCAATTAGAATTGCGGACATAGCAGCAACAGCTATTAAAGATCAACTCGGCAGATTATATGCTAAACTTAAAGCTAAGATAGAACAATATTTACAAGATAAGATCATGACCAAATTAGAGAAACAGTATCCTAAATTATTCAAATTTATGAATTATATTAAAAATATTCTTGATTTTCTCAAGAGTCTTTTGAATATTCCCATTCATAAATTTGTTAATGTGGCAGGAGCTGTACAAGATTTATTTGGCTCCACGTCTTTCCTTGATGTTGTTAAAGGCATCAGCGGATTATATGGAGCATTATATGGAACACCAGCATATACAATGCTTTTATGGACTCTAGGAATACGAGAAGACATGATGAAAATTATGTCTAAAATGACAGAGCAAGAAATCGAATTTTTAGCTAAACATGGCGCGGTTATTGACGGATTTGACATGAAAGTGTTAGCATCTATGCTCAATAAGAAAGCACAATCAGGCGCATTTACATCATATGTTAGCGATATCGGAGGTTTATTTGGATTAGGAGGCAAGAAATTGCTTACTTTTATCCAATTAATGTCGAAAAAAGCTAAAGATTTTAATGCAACTTATACTATGTGTAAGAATTTTGGCGACATATTAGGACTAGCGATTAAACTTTTACCAGCATGTATTAAACGATACTTTACAGTACAGACACCAGATTTATATCTTAGACAACAATTTAAAGATAAAGAATCTAATTTAGTTAAATTAGTTAAAGCAGCACACGTTTATCATAATGCTAAATACATGACAGCAGATCCAATCGTACTTACTCAATATCAGAAAGAAGCTTTGGACGCTTATAGAAAAGTTAATGACGAACTTTTAGAAATAGGAATGACAGACCAGACATCTAAACTTATGACATATTTAGGACGACAATGTAGACAATCACCGCAATCTTATATAGGAACAGAAGCTATAGAACCATTTGTAGTTACTTTAGCAGGCGAACCAGGAGTAGGCAAAAGCACATTCGCAGATTATGTAGTAGCAAAACTTTTAGGCTATGATGCCGACGAAGTTAGACAACACACATACTATAGAAATTCTTGCGATCCATATTGGAGTGGCTTTAAATACGCACAACATGAAGCAGTCATTTTTGACGATTTTGGACAAGACACAGTAGAATATAAAGATATTAAAGAACTTATCAGTTTAGTTAGTATAGCATCATTTTTACCACCTATGCCAACACTAGATGATGCAGAAATAGGACAAAAAGGAACAGTAGTAGCACCGAGAGTTATAGTACTTTGTACTAATTTAGAATCAGTAGATAGCGTTAAAGGAATACATCATTTAGGCGCTGTTTCACGTAGATTTGGACAAGTTTATAAACTTTCAAAAATAACAGAACCAGTTAATTTAGTTGCACAACAAACTAAAATAGCATCGGTTAAAGTTAAAGCATATGAAGACGATTTTCGTAATGTGAGATTTGAACAAATAATGACATTAGGAGCAACTTTTACTTTCGAAAACTACGGAGATATGTTAGAAGATTTAGCAAATAAATTTGATACTTTTTTGGACGTTAAAGACAAAATTAAAGACGGTAGAAAACGCAATATGCCCAAACTTCTTAGTCAGAAAGATTTGGCTAGACGAAAGCGATTAGATATGGCAAAGCATAAAGAAGAAGATGAAGATGAAGAAATGCCAGCTAAGGCTCAGTCAGTAGACAACGAATTTGCATCATTGATATGCGCTTCAATAGGCGCAATAATGCCTTATGGCTTATTGCTTAATGTACTTGCATCAGGACCAAAATGGGTTTCTTATTTACTTTTAGGCATTACTGCTATATTTTCTATGGCAGCAATGTTTTTCTGTATTAAGGAGTACATGACAACAACATCGCAATCTAAGACAGGCGGATTTAAGCGAGTGACTAGAATGAAAGCACAAGATCATTGGCTTTCTTTTGAACCAGACGACACACCAGAAGCACAAGCATCAGACACCAGCAATATACCAGAAATTGTATACAACAATTTTATTGAATTGACTTATCGACTCAAAATCGGTAATAATCGACGAAATAAAGCATTATTCATTTCAGGAGCAGTTTTTATGACAAATAAACATTTTTTTATTGAACACGACGGAGAATTATTGGCTAATGAAACTCAACTAAACATCAA